GTGCGGTCATCGATTGAGGCAGGGGTCAAACCATCCGTGCTGTCAAAGCAGTTTGGCATCAGCCTCGCTGCAATCCGGGCGGTATTGGCCCAGCAATGACAATCTGTCGCTGGGCAGGACAGTCAGGTTGCTCCAACGGGAGTTGTCCAGTGTGGCCGTTCTGCGGGTTGACCTAAAACGACCTCAGTGATTTATGCTCCGCGTAAATAAGGGGGCCGATGATGACGATACCACAGCAGGATATACGCGATCGGCTTGCCAAGTTGGAAGCGCTCTTCGCCCGTGGTGCGACAGAGGGAGAGCGCGCTGCGGCGGGTGCAGCGCTCGAGCGTATGCAAGCCCGGCTGGATTTGGGTGGCAAAGCGGCAGCGGAACCGGAGATTGAGCTGCAATATTCTCTTCCCGACGTCTGGGCGGTCAAATTGTTTGTGGCGCTGTGTCGGAAACATGAAATAAAGCCTTATCGCTATCCTCGACAGCGGCGCACCACGGTTATGGTTCGGGTGCGCAAAAGCGAATTTGAACGTACGATTGCCGCAGAGTTCCAAAGCCTACACCGTGAGTTGACCGGGTATTTTAGCGAAATGGTGGAGCACCTGATTGGGAATGTCATGAAATCAGATGGTGACGACGAGACATTGGAGCAGCGTCAGATCGGAAGCTAGACATCGGCGCCACGACGTTTCCAAGTCAAGACAAGCGGTACACCCGCCCTCTCTCGTCAATCTTCTCGGAGGTGACCTTGAGGCCCAGCTTTTTCTTCAAAACGCCTGATATTACGCCACGCGTTGTGTGATGTTGCCAGTCAAGGGTGGTGGCGATTTCATCAATGCTTGCACCCCGCTCGGCCTGAAGCATCGCTATCAATGTGTCCTGCTTGCTGCCGGTGCGTCTGTGGAGAGGTTCCCATGTGGGATTGCCTGCAACCCCTTCGGTTGCTGGCGCGTTGGTGATGCCAAGCACCACATACCCCTGCAATGCTGCGCGCAAGGTGATCGGCCCGCGATCCGCATCGTGTCGCCAGACCGTGTCGGGATCCGCGGCGACGATTTCCTCGATCAACCCGCGCTTGAGCAGGCTCTTGCAGACATTGCCCACAGCACCGCCCTTGAGGCTGGCGGTGACGGGGAACACCATCCCGTCCTCGCGCGCGCAGGCTGCGGACAGAATGACGGATTGGGCATCGGACAGATGAATTTGGGTCATGACGGTCTCCGGTTAACAGGCGACACGGATTGCGGCGCCTTCTACCGGTTGAAGCCCGCTTATGGCGGGCTGACCTTGTGTCGGGGGCAAAAGATCATTCGGCGTGTTCGCCCTCGCGGAAGGCGCTGTCGCTGATCTGGCGCAGCAGTCCCGCGTAATGGTTCAGGGTGCCAACATGACCCCAGTTGATCTCGTCGGGGTTGGCCTCGAAATGGTTGGCGCTGAGAGCGGCAAGCCGCTCGAGGATCGCGTCAATCTCGAACTTGGTGGCGAGGAAGGCGTCGAGGGCTTTGGAATTGTCGGTGGCGCGGCGGGTCATCTTTCTGGCTCCTGGCAGCGGGCGGCTGCATTGGTGGCTGTGCCTGCGTCGCGTCCAGCCATGTAGGCTTCCTCAAGTGCGGCGCGGATCGCCCAGACACCGACGTTGTGGAAGTCGAGGTCGTCTGATTTCCGGGTCTCGAGCGTCTCGAGGAAGAAGTGCTTCCGGGCGAGGTCGAGCAGCAGCGCATCGGGGGTGTTTTGCGCGGCGGTCTTGCTGGTCATTCTGGTGGCTCCATGGTCGAGTTGCATCGTGTTTCTGAAAGGACGTTCGCTCCGGTCGCGATGCTTATCAAATCAATAAGCATATGTTTTGAAGTGATAATCGGAGCGTTTGATGCAAGGGATTAGCGAGCGCCAGTATGCCGCCCATGTCGGCCTGTCGCGGGGCGCGATCCAGAAGGCCAAGGAGACCGGGCGGCTGGTCCTGCATGCCGATGGCTCGATTGATGCCGCAGCCTCTGACCTGCACCGCGCCGCGATGACGGATCCGGCAAAGCAGCGTGGCAAAACATCTCCCGCCCCGCCACCCGCACCCAAGCTAAAGCCGGTCCCCGACACTGCGGTATCGGCGGTTGGTGACACCCTGCGCGAGAACGGTCTGGTGCCACCAGTCACAGGCGGCGGCACGACATTCCTGCAGGCCAAGACCGCCAACGAGGTGCTGAAGGCGCAGGAGCGCAAGCTGAAGCTGGCCAAACTAAAGGGTGAGCTGATCGACCGCGACCGCGCGGTGGGGCTGGTGTTCCGGCTGGCGCGGGAAGAACGCGACGCATGGGTGACCTGGCCCGCGCGCGCAGCGGCGCTGATGGCGTCAGAATTGGGGGTGATGATTGCGGATCAGGGAAGTCTGGAGCCGGTCATGATGCAGAAGGTGCTGGAAGCTTATGTCCGTGCCCAACTCGACAGCCTCGCCGAGGTCCGCATCGACCTCCGCTGAGACAGAACCCTTCGATGGCGCCGATCAACTACTGCGCAGCTGGGGTCGGGGGATGCGGCCCGACGCCGATCTGACCGTGTCTGAATGGGCCGATGCGCACCGGATGCTGGGATCACGTGCCAGCGCTGAGCCAGGACGCTACCGCACGGCGCGCACGCCCTACATGCGTGAGATCATGGATGCGCTGTCGCCGAGTTCCGCTGTCCAGCGCATCGTGTTCATGAAGGCCGCACAGGTCGGCGCGACGGAGGCTGGAAACAACTGGATCGGCTTTGCCATCCACCATGCGCCGGGGCCAATGCTGGCGGTGCAGCCAACCGTGGAACTGGCAAAACGTAACTCGCGCCAGCGCATTGATCCGCTGATCGAGGAAAGCGTGGCACTGCGCGAACTGGTTAAACCCGCGCGGTCGCGGGATGCGGGCAACACCATGCTGTCCAAGGAATTCGCGGGCGGCATCCTGATCATGACCGGGGCGAACTCGGCCGTCGGGCTGCGCTCGACACCGGCACGCTACATTTTTCTGGACGAGGTCGACGCCTATCCGGCTTCGGCCGACGATGAGGGTGATCTGGTTAGCCTTGCTGAGGCGCGGTCATTGACCTTCGCGCACCGGCGCAAGGTGTTTCTGGTCTCGACGCCGACGATCCGGGGGCTGAGCCGGATCGAGCGGGAATACGAGGCCAGCGATCAGCGCCGGTTCTTCGTGCCATGCCCGCATTGTGGCCAATTCCAGTGGCTGAAATTCGAGCGGCTGCGCTGGGAAAAGGGGCGGCCCGAGGCGGCGGCATACCATTGCGAGGGCTGCGACCGCGCCATCGCCGAACATCACAAGACGGCACTGTTGGAAGCGGGCGAGTGGCGGGCAACCGCTGTCGCAATCGATCCAGGCACCGTCGGCTATCACCTGTCGGCGCTGTATTCGCCGATCGGCTGGCTCAGCTGGGAGCGGATCGTGCGGGCATGGGAGGCAGCGCAAGGCTCGGATGAAGCAATCCGGGCGTTCAAGAACACGATCCTTGGCGAGACATGGGTGGAAACCGGCGAAGCGCCGGATTGGTCGCGGCTCTATGATCGCCGAGAGGCGTGGAAGCCGGGCAATGAATCGCCCCGGGTTTACTGGAGGGTAAAACTCTCAAAGGATGAGCCCCATGGAACAGAAAAAATCTCCCCCGAAGTACACGGCTGAATTTGCGAACGCGGCGTTCGGCTTTTCCAAGAAAACCGTGGCAACTATAGTAGCGACAACGCGGCGTTTAAGGCAATCGCGCCCAAGCTGGGATGTTCTCCTGATAGCCTGCGTATCTGGTGCCAACAGTCTGAGCGCGATGCCGGTGCGCGATCTGGGCTAAGCAGTGCAGACAGGGATCGGCTCAAGGCACTGGAACGGGAGAATAAGGAGCTTCGTACTGCCGATGAGATCCTGAAGAAGGCGTCAGCATATTTTGCCCAGGCGGATCTCGACCGCCCGTTCCGCAGATGACCGCTTTTATTGAAGAGCAACGCGATGCTTTTGGGGTCGAGCCGATCTGCTGTGTTTTGCAGATTGCCCCAGCAATTTATTATGCGCGTGCGGCCATTACCAGAAACCCTGATCTGGCTTCAGATCGCGCCAAGCGTGATTTGGTTGACGCCAAAGAAATAGGTCGGGTTTTCAAGGCGAGCAGGGGCCGCTACGGGGCCCGCA